CAACTAAAAGATCTGAATTATCTTCTCTAAAAGGAGTTCCGCTTAATCCATAAAAATACTCAGGATCAATAACTTTATGTATTGATCGAATGGTAGTAGCGGTAGCCACATGACACTCATCTAACAAGTGAACTTTAGTGTCTTTTAATAAAGAAATTATTTTATATTTATTACTTTCTTGAAATTTTTCTTCATCTATTTCATCATCAAAAGTCAAATCATCTAGTTGAATGTCCAAAGCCTTACCAACTGTCCAAACACTGGCGATATTAATTCTTTGTATGTTACAGATACCATTTCCAATATATCCAATTTCTTCATCGAATACTTTGGAGAAAAATTCATAAAATTGCTTTAACAGATCAAGACCAATAACATATACAATAGTTGGTTTATTTAATTTTGCTGCAATTAATGCAGCTATTAAAGTCTTACCTGCTCCGGTGGCTGCTCGAATAATTCCCAAATTGGATTTTTCTACAATATCTGCTGCTCTAATTTGATAATCTCTGGGAGGCATTTCTAATTGAATCAATCTCTGAGTTAAATCCAAAGGATTAGTAAATTTAATCTCTGAGCGATTATCAACTAGCTCATATGCAATAGAATTATATTTAAAAAAAGACTTAGCTCTTTCAAGTAGACCTATTGGAAACTCTCTTTTAGAATTAACCATATAAGTTACTCCGTCCCATTTACCATCTTTATAAGCCTTGGTATATTCTACTCCGGAAACTTTAAAAGACATTAAAGATTTAAATTTTTCAAAATCTTCAGAATTATCAAATGAGACTTTGGCTTTTTTATTATCTAAAATTTCTATTTTATTCATAATGCCCTCTGTTTAAGGCTCTTAAAACCTCGACAAAAAAATAAAGGAGCGAGTCCAGCCCGCTCCTTTATTTATGTTAATTTAAAAGAAATATCACTTTCTTTTATCGACAACAGACCCCATAAATTTTCCGAAAGCTGATGATTTTGCAGCAATTTTATCTTTAACTTTTTGAGCTGCAGATACTGTTTCATTAGCGCCAGTATCAAGAGTCAAGCTTAATGAACGAGTAGTGTCTTTTGATTTAGCTTGGCTCATTAGTTCCATTGCTTCTTTCTTAAGAGTGTCAACTCGACTTGCTGGTAAAGAAAGACCTGTAAAGCATGAGTAGATTTTTACATTATCATCTTTGTCATCAGTTACATAAATTCCATGAAACAATGCTTTGGGAGTTCCTGCATGTTCTTGAATTAAAGCCCTGGCGTAATTAACTGCTGAGCTTGGAATCTTAGCCCAGACTTCTTTATTTGCGGCTACGATGAATCCTGCATATTTTGAATGCTTGAGATCGAAGCCACCAGCAAGCAAATTATGATCTAAGTTAGTAACCACTGCTTCTGCAATTGCTGTCTCGTCCTGATAGTTGTCAACTGTCAAAGAACCGAAAACTGTTAGCCCTTCTCCGTCGATAAGTAGCTTTGCCCACTCTGTAGAGTCAAGTGCTTTTGAAGGCGAAGCCTGTGAAGACAAATGATTGAACTGTTCAATTGGATCAACGATAGCTTTATTTGCTACTGAGAAAAAGTCTAATTGAGAAACGTCACTATAAATAGTTTCAATCTTAGCATTATCAACCACGACCATGGACTGAACTTTTTTAGACTGTACTAGTCGAGCAAGTTTTGAAAGAGTTTCAAGAGCGTTATGCTTTGTTTGAGCATCATCATTGGTCATTGGGAGAACCGAAATGACTACCATGGGTTTACCAACAGATGCGAGAACATCAATAAGAGTTTCACATGAACCGGCACCCGAACCGCCTCCTAATGATAAACACAGAACGAAAGCTTGAGCATCTTCAAGTTTTTCTTGAACTAAGAGATGAATGGTGTCTCGATGCATTTCAGCAGCTTCTCTTCCGATTTCAAGTTCTTTTGCTGCGCCGCCAAGACCAAACTGTAATAATAGTTTGTTTTCTTCTGGAACATTAATATGTTCTAGATCTTGAAGGGCAGTATTCATAACGACTGCATTATAGCCTAATGCATAAAATGCTTCTGCTAATCTGGAACCACCTTGACCAGTTCCAACAACACCGAGGTTAATGCTTCGTTTTTTTGGTGCTACAATTTTAGGTGACATATTCGGCTCTTCCTTTTTGGCTAACTTAGCTTTTAATGCGCTAAGAGTATCTTGATTTAGATCATCAACGACTTTGGGTTTTTCCATTTCTTTTTCTTCTGTTTTAATCATGTAATCCTTGGATAATTATATCTTATAATTGATTCAATTCTGTTAAATATCTCTCGATATCTTTTAAATAAACTGCTTTCTTATTTGCTTTTTGCAAATGCTCTAATTTGGGTAGCCCAAATAATTTTCTTTCATGAAGAAACTCTAGTTTTAGAATAGCTCTAACGAGAGCAAAATTTTCTTTTAAAGATAAAGATACAAAAGCAACATATTGATTAGGTGTTAAATTATCAAATATTTCTCTATCATAATGTTGATTTTTTCCATTTCCGTACTGGAAAATCCAACTTACGCCATATTTTTCTCCTTGCTCCACATCTTGAGTCTTAACATGAAGATTAACTTCATCACCCTTAAGATCAAAGTCCCAAGATTTTTCTTTGGCTGAAAAAATTCTAAAATCAGGAAAGTCCATATTAGAAACTTTATCTTTTAAAGATTGATAAACGGCAACTTCTCCTAGCTTACCAATAAAAGCATCTTTTTGTCTTTTCTGATCGTTGTTTTGACCACGTTTAGAATAATGCGAAGTATCTACGCCTTCAGAAAATAACTTACAAGCGTCTATTTCTTCTTTAGTGAAAGAATATTTTATCATTTAAAAAACCATCTATTATTGTCATACCAAGATACGGTAGACTCTAATGCCTTAGTAAATTTACTACTTGGCTTCCAGCCCAAGGCTCGAAGTTTATCTGATTTGCAGGAATATCTAAAATCATGTCCGGGTCTATCAGGGACAAACTTAAATAAGTTATGACCTCTGCCCATAATATTAGCAATATGATTAACTAATTCTAGGTTAGTAATTTCATTGCCAGTAGAAACATTATAGATTTGATTATATTGTTTAGACTCTATAATGTGCCAGATGGCATCACAGTGGTCTTCTACGAAGATCCATTCTCGCATTTGCTGACCTTGACCATAAATTGGAACGTCAACTCCCTCTATAATGTTTTTAACAACTTTTGGAATGAGATTTCTAGTAGATTGTCTTGGTCCAAAATTATTAGAGCATCGGCTAATAATGTACTGAAGTTTATGAGTTTCATGGGCTGCTTTGACCAGAAATTCACCGGACAATTTAGAAGCAGAGTATGGATTTCTAGGATTGGGAAAAGCAGATTCATCCCAACCTTCTTCATTTTCTGATTTTAATTGACCATAAACTTCATCTGTAGAAATGTAAAAGAATGTTTTAGTTTTGTGTTTAACAGCACAGTCGATTAAAGTTTGTGTGCCCAAAACATTAGAGTGTATAAAAGGCGCTGCCGTTTCAATAGAATGATCTACATGAGACTCTGCGGCGAAATGTACGATAATATCAGGTTTTTCAATTTCAAAAATATTATCAATAATCTTTTTATTAGCAATATCAGCCATATAAAAGCTATCAGACTTTCCATTACTGATATAAAAATTACTTTTACTATGAGGATATAAAAGACTGTCTATAGATACAAATTGGTGTTCTTTACTTTTCAAGTAAGTAGAGCGCCTAATAAAATTAGCACCAATAAATCCGGCTGCGCCTGTAACTAAAACTTTCATAGAGTATATTTAAATCCGCTTTGAGCTAGAACTTGTTCTTGTTGGGCAAGCTTGAGATCGTGATCGATCATCTCCTCGACCATTTGATCAAAAGAAATTAGAGGCTCCCAGCCTAGAGTTTTATTAATTTTTGTATAGTCCCCGCAAAGATGATCTACTTCTGAGGGTCTAAAATGTTTATCTGAAACTTCAACATAATCTTGATAATTAAGACCCAATTTAGAAAAAACAATATCAGCAAATTCTTTTACTGAACGAGACTTGCCAGAGCATAAAACATAATC